AGCCTTTCTGTTTCTTTAACACAGCATCAAAAGCTGCTACTGCTGGGTCTGCGAATACTGCTTGTTCTTCCCAGTCAAGACCAGCCTGTTCACTGAACATGCTAATCATGGTTGATTCGAATCCTTGTCCTTCTAACGTTCTTCTGAGTGCATTGTCGGTAATACCAACCATTCCTATGTACTCTTCGGCTGTTAGGGTTCTCTGGTGGAAGTCTGTGTCAGCATATACAGTTAGTGCGGTGTTTTCTGCTGCTAATCCTAATACCCTTCCAGATGCGTTGGTTCTGTCAATGTTCTGCACTTGGCTGTTCATTACCATTAACCTGGCATCGTTTAGTATGGTTCTGTTGTAGGTTGCATCTCTGACGTACTGGTTGAAATATGCTGGTTGTAGAACACTTGTTCCAACAACAGAGACATCGGTGATTGCTTTCATTACAGTATCAATATCTTGTAGAATTGTCTCGTTATTTATATTCATTGTCATATCCTCCTTATTTATCTATTTTACGGCCCATTGCGTCTCTGCCAGTTTCTTCATAAACTGATTTGACTTTTTTAGTTTCTTTTAAGTCATCCTGGCCTTTGAGTGCATTGCCTTCTTTTGGTTCGCCTAATCTTTTTTCGAGGTCTTTGATTTTGTCCTCTGCAGTTTTAAGTGCTTCCTTGGTGTCTTTTAACTCTGTGTCCTCTTTTGGTTCTTCTTTCTTAGCTTCGGGTTCTTGTTTAGGCATTTTGGCATCGATTATGCCTTCAATCATTTCTTTAAACTCTTCTTTAGTCATTTCCATCTTAATCACATCTCCTTCATCCTTATCATCTTTCTTAGCAGTTCTTTCTCCTTCTGCAGTTGTTAATAGTTTCCCTAAGTTATCATAAGCTGTTCTGAGTGCTGCGAATGTTCTGTTACTAATGGTTCTCCCAGCCTTCTCCGCACCTTCTGCCTCTTTAATGGAGCAGAATATTGCATCATGGACACATGGTTTAGGCACGATGCTAATGGCGAATCCAACAGGGTCTGTTAGGTCTTTGATAAGCACTTTGCCTTTCATTGCAGATTGTATTCTCTCTGCACTGTCTTTGCTGAGTGCCCATACACTGAATCCTTTATAGTTCCCTGATTCGACTCCGTGCCATGTTTTATCATCTTCAACCTTAACAGTAGCCATCCATGTTCCTTTAGGTAGTTCCACATCTTTACCGTTAATATTTTTATAAACCTGGTCTTTATCAAGTATCCAGGAAGCAACAGGCACACCCACATCCTTCTGTGTCTGAGCAAAGTTATGCACTTCATCCACATGACGATGCTTCATATAGGCATAAGCCATTGATTCAATCTTAGATGCTGATAAGGGGTCTTCTCCCTTATGGAACTCACAATCTGGTGTGTCTGGTATCAGCACAGGTGCTGTTATCAGTCGTTGTTTGTCATCTTTCTCAACGAACAACTCTTTCGAGGCTGTTGGTTCTTGTTTAACACATATAGCCATTCTTTGTTTTGGGTCTTTGTAATCGTTTAACATAACCGAATCAGCCATACATCGACTCATGAAGTCTTTAACTGCTTCACCTGGCTTTGGTTTTGGTATTGGCATGATATTCCTCCTTTAAATTTTTAGTAATCCTTGTTCAATTAATTTCTGGTCTTTATTATAAACATAATACTCTCCCTTAACTGCTTCTGTCTTACGGACAACCTCATTATCCTTATTGAAGTATAAGGTTTGGCTGAAGACTCCTTCATCTCCTAACTCTCCTATTAGGACTTCGACAGTTTCATCAGTGGATAGTATTAATAATAAATCGCCTTTTTTTCTTACTCTCCCAGGACTGAAATTGTCAGATATATCCCAACCTTGAATATTAACATTCAACTGTTGCCTGTATCGTTCTGGTATTATCTCAGATAGCTTCAAAATGGATTCCTCTCCTTATATAGATTTGTTATTACTCTTGCTCTATTAGGATTTTTTGATATCCAAGTGACCTTTGATATATATCCATCAGGTTTAACAAGGATATGCTGTCCTTTCTGGAGGTTCATAGCATGATTAGACTCTGCAAAGTCCTCTATATATTGATTGCGAGCTGCTTGTAAGAAATAATTATCTGCATAGGTACTTGACATCATTTGTCGTCTTCCTTCTGGATTATCAGCTGCCATTGCCTCTTTCCATGTGCTGCTTTCACTGAACATCCCATGACTGTAATCGAACCCATGCCCTAACTCATGGTCTAATGTGGTGGTGGTGGTTTGTGCTGTGGGGTCTCTGGCACTTGTAGGCCATCCTGTCTCGCTGAATGTTGGTTCAGGACGAACAACCTTCCCGAACACAATAACCCGGCTTTGAAGTGGGTTGTATTGTCCTAATACTTCACCATCTTCCACTGCACCAACTCGACTTCCCATATTTGATAAATATATAACATCCGTTGATTTCTTTAAATTAACTTCCCGGCTACTATAACCTTTTAAAAACTCTTCGTGACTCACATTCATCCCATTCATATTTTTAGGCATAAATATCTGAGTGTCATTAATTTCATCACGGTAATATGCAAATTCTTGTGTTGTCGCTCCACTAATTCCTTCACTGGTATCAACCATCCCCTGGAATTGCATTCCAAACTGCTGGGCGAGTTGTTCCTCAACACTAAGGTCTTGTGGTTCTGTTGGCTGTGGCTCTTCTGTTGATAATGGGTCAAGTTCTGGTGGACATGCTACTGGATTGAAGGTGCATGCACAGTTTATAATCTCCTCAGCCTCTCCATCAGGGTCTCCGGGATACATGAGTTCATTTCCCAGTCCGGATATAAAAGGCTGGTCGAACTGGACGACTTGGCCATCCATTTCTTCATGCCAGTCTCTCATATTGTCTAATCCACTCACAACCCACTCCTTACAACCTAACATATTAGCACTTTTCATGCCTTCATATTTAGTCTGATTGTATGTTGAGTGTGTTTCTGTCTTCGTTATCCTCATCATCTCCCAATCAGCCATATCATGAAACTCTGTGGCCATCTCGGCAGCTGTAACTCCGAATGCCTGTCCCTCGTTCAATGCTGTTTGAAGTGCTGGGAATATATCACCATCAAGTCTGCTTAATGTTGTTTCAGTTGCATTGAAGGACCGGGATTCAACAATATCAGTTAAAACTTTTGGGTTTATATTACCTTCGGCGAGTGTTATTGCACCGCCTCTGGTTATCTCATTCTTACCATAACCTACAACCTGTTCTGTATGACTCACCCAGGCATCTCTTATCTCCTGCCTCATCTCCAGGGGCACATTCTGTCGTGCTATGATTCTGTCAATCATTCTGTTACTTATCCCAGATAATCTACCTGACATCCGGACACTCATAGCATTCAGATTTGCTTCTCGTCCTGCTTTAAGGCTTTCTACTGCGTCCAGCATTTTTAATCCGGCTGAGTAAGCCCGGATTTTGTTTACTGCCATCTTTTTCTTTGCTACTGTCATATTTTTTGCTGGATTCCTCTATATCATCTGCTAATCTGTCTAAAAATTTAGCAACACTTAAAGGTGCTTCCACAGCACCTGGTTCTAAACCAATTGGAGGCACAGTTCCTGGTATTCCTCCTGGAGTTGCAGCTGCAGCTGCTTTAACCTTTGCAACTGTACCATCTTCCACAGGAACATTATGAACATAGTGCATATTCATAAATTCATTATCAATCTCAACAAGTCCGAATCGTTCTTTGTACTTTTTAATCACCTGGTTTGGTGTTACACCACCCACATCGAACACTTTGCTTAATAAATCAACCTCATCAAGCTCTTCCTCTAAATCGAAGCTCACTAACTCGAATTTCCAGTCAAGGACTCCGAATCCTCCCTCGTTGGTTGGTCTTTTAACCAGCTCTTCGTTGATTATGTTTTGCCAAACCTCTTGCTCTGGTATCTGCACTGATTGTTTGTAGTTCTGTCGGCTCTGTGTTGCTGTGTCTCCGCCAAGAGGACCGGATATGCTTATTGAAACTCGGTGCGGGTCCACCCGGTGAGCTGTTATTATCTCATCACGATTATCTGCCCGGTATAATCGGAAAGAACCTTCCTTAGTCTCTGCACTGAGCCTTTCGAACCTAATATTCACCACTCCTTCAGCT